CTTCTACTAATTCTGCAATAGATCTACCATGAAATCTGTGAGGCATAATAACAGGAGTCATAGTTACAAAAGGAATTGTATCTACTTCTTCTATATCTAATAATTCTTTTCCTGTTCCAGCAACAGTAATTTTAACTAATTCAGATCTACCATCATCATCAAGATCCATTTTAACATAACATTCATGGATTAAAACATCTTCCGTAGTTTTATCTCCATCATTATCTCCATGTGAGAAATCTACATTTTGATGTCTAACAAATTTATCTTCAGTATAAAAATCAGGATCTCCTGTTGGTAGACTTGCAACCATGTCAGGATCATATCCCATTTCAACTAATTCTGTTTTAGTTTTATTAGTTCTATGACATACAAAATTAGCAGATTGTAAATCTTTACATCTTCTTTCAATTAAAAATTCTTCAGGTGGTACAGGTTCAATTCTAACTTGACCATATAGTTGTGTTCTATTAATTACAACATCGTGTAAATTATTAACATCTAGTTTTTTACCTTTTTCATCTAAAATAGGTTCTTCATATTCTGTATGATTTTTAACTTTTACTTGTGGATCAGAAACAAGATCAGCAAACTCATCATCATTTAATCTTGTATATTCTTCTCTTTCAGTCTTGTTTGAATCATCCCAATAAACTTTTAATATTCCATTCTTTTGAATTAAAGCATCTTTAAATGCAGAATATAAAGCTGTAAATCCATTGTTCTCTTTTAAAAATACGTAATTCAAATAATCAGAACATTGTCTTGCCATTTCTTCATCTTCAGGTCCTACACCTTCACAATCAAAAACACTATCTCCTGAAGTAAAGATCTTCATAAGAGATGGCATTAAACTTTCTACTGTATCCATTACATCATTTGAAACTACTTGAGATCTACCTTCTTGCTCATTACCAAGAGGCATTCCTAAATAATATTCTAATGATTTTTTTCTTCTAGCAACTAGCTCACCACCAATATATCCACTGGCATTGTGTATCTCTCTGCTAAGTATTGATAATATTTCTCGTTTTGATTTTTTCATACTATGTATCTTGTATCCAATCTAATTGGTTTATTCCATTCTGTTGTATCTATTGGGTCATGTACACATCCGTACCTAAAGGCATCAGCTGCGTGTGAGCACCAGTCATGGAGAGGTTTATTTTTAAACACTTGGTTCTTATCATCCCATTGTTTACGATATTGTCTTAATGCATCTAATCCTACTTTACACTTTTCTCTATCAAAATAACAATATGGTAAAAAATTTCTAACTGATTCTATACCGTGATCTACTTCTAATTTAGGTGCTACTTCAAAGTCAATACCTAATTCGTTTGCAACTTCTAATCTCGATTTACCTGTTCCTAGTTCTCGTGCCTGGATATCATGAGGTGCAACATGTCTACTATATGCATAACCTTTGTCCTCTAACACTTCTGCATAATGTGCTAAAGATTCTCCAGATGTTTCGTAATAATCTATAATATGTAATTCATTACCTATTCTTTGAACGAACCAAATAGCTGTTGAATCTCCTATCCCCAAATCCCACCATGTTTCCACACCTACATGTGTATCGACAGGCACGACTCCTATTCGTCCTTGTTGATCAGCTTTGGTTATTAACCTTCCGTAATATGCTCCTGATACTGCTGCTGTAAAAGAACATTCAAATTCTTGTTCGTACTGTTCTTCCGTCATTATAGCACGAGCTTGTTCTAGTTCATCATCAGGTATTACTTTTGTTTCTGAAGCTCTATATAACTTTGCATACCAATCTTTATGTCCTCTTTGTGCAAAATCAAATATTTCCCAGAACTGATTGTGTCCCATTGGTGTACCGATAAATAAAACCCAACCTAGTTTATCAGATACAGCAGGACGAATAATTTCAGTCCAAACTCTTGGAGACATAATGGCGTATTCGTCCATTACAACTGCGTCAAATCCCATTCCTCGAATAGAATCAGGATGGTCAGCACCAAAGATTTGGATTCTTGCTCCGTTAAATAAATCTATTCTTAATTCAGTTTCGTTTCTACTACCACCTAAAGCCATAAGTGGTTTTGTATAAAATTTTAAATATTCCCAAGCAATTGCTTTACCTTGACGATATGTCGGAGCTATAAATGCACATAAACTTCTAGGTTTAGCAGCAGCTGTTTTAATTAATTCGTTAATAGAAAGTACTGATTTACCAAATCGTCTATGACAAACTAAAACATTAAAACGTTTTTTGTTATTATGTATTTCTAATTGGTAATCTCGTGGCTTATAAGGTATTTGTAAAATTCTTGTTTTAGTCTTTTTGCCACTCGACTTTGACTGCGATTGGTTCATCGGTTCCTATTTTAGTTGTTGAAGATGCTAACCTTGCATGAATGTAAGGTGCAGCTTTTTCGGCTGCGTACATTTTTTTATCAGGTGAACTCATAGGATTGTTTAACACAGAAAGTAAATAATCCAAGGGAGAAATATTGTATTTCTCTGCTAACTCAATCATTCCTTTCCATGGCTTTTTACTTTTAGCTCCTAAAGGTCTACCAGCACCTTCTCTTTTTCCACCATGATTATTTTCATTTTGAGAAACTTCATTCTCATAAGTTTTATCTTCTTCAACCATTATTTATACCATTTAGTTAAGTCTTGTCCTGCTAATGGAGTTTCGTGCCAAACTCGTCTTTTAGCCCATTTTTTTCTTTTAGCTCCACCTATCAAAGATGCACCTAATGTAATATATGGGTGTCTAAAAGCAGTTTTAGCAACACTATAAGCTAATTTACCAGGCGTAAATACGATGCCTTTAGCTGGTTTACTCCAACTCTTAAGCTCTTTCATAAAATTTGATTGCTTTGGTTTTTTACTAAACATTAGTATTTTACCTTTTTACCTTTTTTCTTAGCTGCTTTTTTTGCTGCAGCTTTTCCCTTTTTAGTATAAGGGTACTTTTTTTTACCTACTTGTGGCATTTCTTTTCCTCCAATATTCTAATTGTTTTTTATGTGCTTTGTCATCTAATAGTCCACTTTTTCTCATGGCTTTATATCGTGGATCTGATGTTTTTAACACTGAAGCATGCATAGCAGCTTTAGCTCCATAATATATTCCAGCAGCTCCTAGTCCATAAAGCCCAGCTTTTTTAACACCTTTAGGTATTTTAGCACTTAAATCTGCTACTGAACTTTTAAATTGTTGCATAGCACTTTGTTTTTTTTTAAATGGATTCCAATTAACCATATCTTTTATTTTTTTTCTTACCTGCTGAATAACCTACAGCAGCTCCACCAGTTCCTGCCATAATACCTATACCAGTTTTGGTAGTTAATTTCTTACCTACGTCTCTCATGCTCATTGCTGACATTTCAGACATAGCGTGAGATGCTCTTTTGTAAGAATCTGATTGGTGAATTTTTGAAAATTGGTCTTTAGCAATATTTTTTGCTTTTCCTGGTGCATCTTTTGTAGAATTCCAGACATTTGTTCCAACTTTTTTTCCCCAAGCAGCTACTTCTTTGAAGATTGTTTTTTTCATTGTAATAGTCCTTGTCTAGCAGCATCATGTGATGTTGGCATTCTCATATTTCCACCAGGTCTTTGACCCATCTGTGCCATTTGAGGATTCATTGACTGCTGCTGTTCCAATAAACCCTGTCTTTGTCTTTGCATTTCTGGCAATAATTTTGCCTGAATTATCAAAGCTAGTTGTTCACCTTCTTCAGGTGACAATTTTACAATTTTGTCTGCTAATTTTTCTAAACTTCTATCTGCCATATTTTTTACCAATTATATTATATTGTTTATTAAATTGATTTTGTTTCATATATCCTGTTGTACTGTTTCCTTTAGTCATTAGGTAAGTTCTTTTTCCTGCTTTTTTAACTTTTTTAGCTGTTCCTTTAAATAACTTTACTCCTGAATATGCTAGGGATGCTCGTCCTCCGACTCGGACTGCTGTTCCTAATGCTGCTAATAATGCTGCTGCTGGTAAAGGCATTATACTATCCAGAACTTTCTTTTCTTTTTACCTGTAACGCCTTGTGCGTTCATATTGATAATTTCTTTGGCTCCAGGATAGTCTTTAGCTTTACCCTTCCATTTTATGCCAGGCGAATACATTGAATACCCTTTTTTAAGGGTTTTTTTCTTGCCTATCATTTTTGCTATTACATCTACTAATCTAGATTTCATATTAGCCTTTCATATACTTTTTGGGTTCTTCTTTTTTAGAAGCTGATTTTGCTCCTGCGTATCCTACACCTATAAAGATAGCTTTAGGCAAAACTGCTGCACCTACAATACCAGCTTTAGCTAATGGAGAAGCTTTTTTAAACTTCCTCAATAGATTAATCATTGGGTCTTGTATCATTTTAAGCTTTTCACGTCTCTTTTTAAATTTTAACATTATTTGCCTTGTGCGTTATATTTCTTAAATTGCCTTCGCTTATGCTTATTCATTTTGCATTTGCTCGGATTTCTTCCGATAGATGTCTTATGATGTACTGGCTCATGTGCTGTGAAATCTTTAAATTTCTTAGCCATTATTCATTATCTTTGCCAGGTAGAAAATCCCATGCTGCTG